ATGAAGAAAGAAGAGAACATGTATAGCTTCAAAAAGGGGTTTGGGCACGTACAAAACAAAGATGTAAGTAGCGCAAAAAGGGATATCATGAAAGTTCTGGGAATAAGCTCCAGGGCACAATGGTATCAGCGATTGTATGGGAAAGTTATCCCAAATGTAGAGGAGAAGGAAAACATTGAGAAAGTGTTTTCAAAATACAGGGTGAAACAGTCTGATATTTGGGGTAACTGATATGAATCCAACTGCACATTTAACCCGCCGCGAACAGGAGATCGGGAAGCTAATTGCCTGGGGAGCCTGTAAAAAGTTGGTTGCTGAACGCCTGTTTATCTCAGTTCACACTGTAGAAAACCATGTGCGTAATATGTTCGAAAAAACAGAATGCCGAAGTGTCAATGAGTTTTCAGCTTGGTATTTCTGTACCCACTTTAACATTAGCATGGAATTATCTCCTTTGAAGAACATCATGGCTGCGTTTCTACTCACAATTTATTTATCAGGTGATCTAACACAAAATATTGGCCTCTTCACAAGAAGTAGGAATGTAAGGAGGGGTAGTATTACCGAAAGACACAGGCCCAGATGCCGTCGGGATGATTATGAATTAACTAATACAGATGCGATATGATTGATAAACTATTTGATTCGATTTTCAATGCCAGTGAGCGGATGAGAATCCAGGAAGCAACCAGATCAGAGCCATGGTTAACGATGCGCAAAGCCTGGATCCTGTATGCCTATATGTGCGATTACCCACTGAGAGACATCGCGCGAAGCATTAACAGAAACAACCGGCAGACACGTTACCTCCTTGAAAAAGCTGAAGATCTGTTCAGCGTGAATGACAAAGAATTACATCATTATATTGAAAAATATGAAAGAAAAGTGGAAGATGCTTGTGGAGTCAGCACAAAAGCTTATTGATGATGACGCGGCAGTAATCAATGGATTGCGAAACGGTCCGGACGTGACAAAGATCAAAAAGAACTTTGAGCGTAACGTAAAAACACTTGGAAAACAGATTGAAGAATTTAGCATGTTTGTTCCGGATCCGGATCGTGATGAAATTGAATTACCATTCAACAGCGAGGAGTTTGCTCGATCATGGGATGATTATAAAGAATTTCTCTTTGATGTATTCGGAATAGTACTCGTGCCGATTGAAGAGCGTAGACGTCTGAAGAAGCTTTTCAATATTTCGAAAAAAAATGAAGAGCGTGCTTTGGAATTTCTTGATTTCTATATCTGTTGTCGGTACAAATCAATATTTCTTCCAAAAGATTTTCAGCTGAATAACGATGAGCCGGGCGATGAGCCGAAAGTAGAAAACCCATTCTCATTAAAGCAAAAAATGATATGAAATTCAAAAAGAAAACGAAAGATGAATGGCTCGAAACCATCATTTACACACTATTTGCAGTGGTACTCATTGGATTGATTCTTTGCTTTATTTTACTATCATCAAAAACGGATAGATTGTTCGTGACAATTTAAAATGACGATTATGTTCCAGCAGATTGAAAAAGAAACACATGTTTTCCTGAAAACCGAAGACAGCTTCACAAGCATTTCGAAAAAGAAATTCAAAGGAGTATACCAGGTTTATACAACGATAAAGCTTACCTCACAAATAGCAGATCAGATCAATGACCTATATAGGAAAAACCTGGAAGTTATTAGAATCAATTTAAAAGACGGGTTTCTACTTATAAGACTAAAGGAGAAATCGTCTTACAACCATATCGTAAAAGCAATCAAAACAGTGCTCTATGGCCAAAGTTAATTCCCATCTGAAACGCCGGTACAATCTATGCTATCGGATGAGAAAGAAAGGATATACCATTCACTCACGAAATAGAACCATCTATAGGGGGAAGGTAATTGATACGAACTTAGAAAAGAAATTATCAGCATAAGGTTTTTCCGTTCAATTAAAATTATTCACAGATGAAAGACTTAGAAAAACAACTATTGGAAGATTATCCCACATGGAAGGACTTCGAAGAAAAGATGAAACCGAGAGCTTTGTTGTCAAGCTATGATTTTGTAAAAAACCTATGGGATGTGTATGAAACATCGCCTATTACTTTGAAGTTTCTTACAGAGACTTATCCTCTCAAACAAAGTGCCGCAGGATATGAATATCTCGAAAAATGGTTAAGGTTCTTGAACGATTTTCTCAATATCAATAAAAAGTTAGAAAATCAACAGATAACGGATCTCGCCTATATGCTATACGGAAAGTATAGCCACTTCCATCTGTCGGATCTGAAACTCCTTTTTACTTACATTCTTGAAAGCAGATATGGCACATTTTACGGGAGTATCGACACACAGAGGATCTCATCAAGTTTCTTTGAGTACAACAGGGAGCGAAACGAGATATTTGTGAAAATCGAGGAAAAAGAGAAAGAAGCACTAAAAAACGAAGCTTATATCAAGCCGGCGACGAAGCCTGACTTTTCGCGCCTTCCCAACCTGGCGAAACTCCTTGGTAAAGATAAAGAACTTAATGTAGGTGAGTCGATCGCTGAAAAAAGGAGTTTATGAGATTCGTTCTGTCATTTGAATGTGAACATAGGCCGGAGACTGTATTAAAGTCTTTGCATGGTATGTTGCGTGATCTCGATGGCACCACCGTTTCGCTTGAAACATTTTTCGGAATACTTCATTATCTGCGAATACACATGCAGGAGATAGATGAATACAGGCCCAACAATCTTACTTCTCAGATTAATATAACCCTCACTCTTCCGGCACTCATTCACCGCATTCAAATATCTACTAATTATTACATCGCGACACTTATTGCAAAACAAATTAATTGAGTGATATTATATGAGTTTAAACAAGAATCTTTCTCCAGATCAGATAAAGTTTATAATACTTAGATACCCTTATGAACGGACGGCTGAAATTGCTAAAGATTACGATGTAAATGTCAACAGAATCTATAATGTAGCTAAATTACACGGGATAAAAAAAAGTGAGGAATTTCTCAACTCTCCGAAAAGCGGTCGTATGCAAAAAGGGCAGTGTTTATCGCCTAAAACGCAATTCAAAAAAGGTAATTCACCGGAAACTAAAGGGAAAAGAATTGAAGCTATAATTAAGAGTAAAGAGGCGCTAGATGCCTGGAAAAAAAGCTTATTTAAACCCGGACAAAAACCTTATAATACCGGAAAAAATGGAGAAATCCGTTGGCGTAAAAACCCAGGTTATTACTTCATTCGTTTAGCAGATAACAAATGGGAGCTCTATCATCGCTATTTATGGGAGGAACAAAACGGTCCGGTACCTGATGGTCACAATATCATCTTTATTGATGGAAACCATCATAATTGCAAGATTGATAATCTAAGGTGCGTATCAGGTGCAGAACTGGCAGAAATGAACCGGCACACGAAATACCCTGCGGAACTAAGAAAAGCAATAGAATTAAATAATAAACTTAAAAAAACGATAAAAAAGTATGAATAAACAAATCAGCATCGATAAGTTAAATGAGCACCTTTTCGAGTCAATAGAGATGCTAAAAAATAACCACGATCCTAATGCGGATGCAAATGAGAAGATCGACGTGGAAACAGCGAAGGCTATTGCAGATCTAGGAAAAGTTGTCATCGATGGGTATAAGGTAAAAGCACAGGTTTTGCAAATGATGCGTAACGCTGATAATCCAAATGCGCTGAAGGCTACTATCTGTAATTCAGGGATAATAACTGATGAAAAATTGCTTAATGTTTAAGCTAAAAAGTGACATTAATCCGTCAATTAAAAAACAGGACAAATATGGAATCAGTAAAATTTCCTGGAATGGTAAACATAACCGCTAAAGAGGGAATGGTTATGATCAAAATAATGAAACAGGATGGCTGCACAGCAAAAGAGGTAATGTCTTTTTTAAATGGTATTGATGACAGTCTAACGTTGCTTAAAACTGCATCTGTTATTAATCGGTTCAAGGGAAAGCGTAAGATTGGTAAAAGTGCTGCAGATTTAATTTATGAACGACTTATGCAAATCGAAATCTAAGATTATGCAAACAACTGATATCAAAACAGGGGATCTCGTGGAGATTGTTCGGGATGAAAGCTATAAGGACTACATTAAAGAACAATATGGAAAACCTCACAAAGTAACACGGATAATGATTGTACACGGGAGAAAATATTACAAACTTAAAGAGATAAAAGGTTATGCACATGAATCATATATTAGAAAAATTGAACAGTTATGAAAACAATTAAAAATTTATCAGTAAAAGTTACTTACAATGTAGGTCTTGGAAATGTAGAAGTTCCTGATGATGTTTATGAACAATTAGAGGAGACTGAGGAGTTTTCTTCTGAATATGGAGAGAACTATAAAGCACTTGACTGGTTGTTAAACAATATACATGAAAATGATGCTTATCAACATGAATTTGAAGTTGAAATTAATGATAATAATTTCAATGAGGAGACAAATAATTGATTCCTGCACCTCGTTAAATAACAATTATGACGACGTTAATAAAACAGCCTAAGATTGAGCCGGCCAGCCTCCAATTTGTAGACGACAGGATACAGGACATTGTAGATACGATTAACGATGCATTCATTGTCCGTACCTCATCCCTGGATCCTTCTAAATTCAGCATCGAAAGTAAAGATAAGAACCGATACCGGTACACCCCTACTTTCGACACCCTATATCTCTACCTAAAAGGGATCGGAAAGATGGTCAGTCGAACCGATTTACGGATCATTTTACGGGACCAGAACTACTTCGACCAAGAGAACCCTGTCTTAAACTATTTCAATACAATACGGGGCACATATAAAGGCGAGAGCCATATCGACAAGCTGTGTGAGCATATCACACCACGCGTGTTCGACCGTGAACCGGATTATTATCGTGAACGGATGAATACACTGATCAGAAAATGGATGGTGGGAAGCGTTGCACAGTGGATAGATTCAAATCCCAACGTTGTAGCACTTGGGTTTATCTCCATGGAGGAGTACATTGGAAAAACATTTTTGACGCGATTCTTTCTTCCAAAAGAGCTTGAATCGTATTATGTACAACCGGAGAACGACATCAGGTTTTCTTTGTCGGATGTATTTACAAGGTACCTGATTGTTTGTTTCGATGACCTGGTAGGAATAAACAAGGGTACGGCCAGGATAGAGGAGTTTAAAAAGTATCTACGTGAAAAAAATATCCTGGTGCAACGACGTAACGATGAGTTTCCAACAGAACGAAAGCGTTTGGCTGTACCCATGTTTACCACAAACCGTACTGCAGAATTGGGAGGTTTTCTATCTCCTCTTCATGGAACCAGTCGTTTCGGTACTATAGAGGTAGATAAAATAGATCGTCGCTATTCGAAGCGAGTTAATGTAGACCAAATGTGGGCCGAGGCTTTGATGCTGTATGAAAACTCTGATTTCAATGCTGACTGGAGCGAAGAAGAGACCCAGGAGCTACAAGAATACAACCGTCGATACGAGATTCACTCAGATGAGGAAAAATACGTCAGGCTATATATTCTACCCCCTGATGATGAAGATGACGAGGATGCGGAATGGTGTTCGGCCAGTGAGGTGCTTACGAAGTTACGAAGAAACAGGAAGATCCTTTCGGGCGACGCGTTAAAAGTTACACCCCAAAAAATTGGTATTGCTCTTTCATCTATGGGGCTCAGGAAAGAATCGAAGCGCACTCCGACCAAAAATAACCCCGAATACAAGTATTGGGTTAAATTCAATTTTTAATATATACAAAGATGGGTATGTACACATACAAAATATATATAATATATTTATTATTAAATAGTTATAAATATATATATTTTTTTTATGCGTGTAATTATTTGTCTTACACAAAAATGCCTACTACATACTACAAATGTGCTGAAAACATTTACTGCAAAGGTTTTGCTTTGTAGTAGGCTATCTATTAAGGTTACTACAAGGTTACTACAATTTGAAACACATTTTTTTGTATTATCGCAATTAAATATCTATTTTTCAGATATATATACATATTGTAGTTTGTAGTAGGCTTTTTTAAATTCTGAATTTTTATTTTTTTTTTCGACTTATGACAGACAATCGCCCGTATATTATTATCAATTTAAGGCCAATATTACAGGACTTTATGTTACATGAGTTCAATTCTTCAGATGATGGAGCTATCATCTTGCATGAACGGCACGACATCGGAAGATTCATTAACACCATGTGGTCAATATCTGACAAACCAGTGCAAAAAAAAGATTACAAATACCCTATAAAAATGATTATACCGGTTCAACCAAACAGTGCCCATATACTCCGGTACAATTTTATCCATGTTACTACCTGGAAGCATATACAGATCATCAACTACATTGACGCTGAATTCAAACGGCGCGTTAGAGATTTCTTTTCGATCGGATATGAGAAAAAATTTAAACAGACAGATATTATCAATGCATTTCTGCAAGCCTATAACATCAAAAATAACGCGATGAATTTCGATCAGATAAAAAAATTGGACTATCGAAACCGATACCGCTTTCGTGAAGAGATCGCAAAAACAATAAAAAGTTCTATTATTCAATGAATTAAAAAAAATCTCACCTATTTGTGAAAAAAATATCACAAATCGGTAAAACAGTTTACTCTTATGACACGAAAAAACAATGAATTAAGAAACCGGATATGTAAGATTTACTATACTCCGGCAAATGAATGTTCCATGGTCGATATTCCAGGACGGGATTTTGTCCAAGTAACAACGACATGGAAAGAGCTGATTTACTCCGATGCGGAGTTAAAAGAAGAGGAGCCAATAAAAGGAGAGATGATTAACCAGGAACTCACAATCCGTATACTCGGGAAAAGCAGGGATATAGATACAGAGCTGAACGATATAATCTCGAAGCCGAAAATAATCCGACTGGTATACTCTAATGGCGAAAACAGGATCGTGGGAACAATCGAAAACCCGGTGATATTATCCCATGAAACATCGGGCGTTCTGGTAGGAACAAACCTCACTTCAAAACGGACATCTGCGGAAAAATCGAAAATATTGCAGTCCTTTTGATGCCCCGCATTTCGTTGTAAAATTGCATCATAAACGCGTTTACAATGAAATCGAATTATTTGATCACGACTCTGCTTCACGGTAAATGGTTTATTGACCATAGAATAGATATCCATACTGGTGAAATTATCGATAAGTTACTCAATCGACAATTTTCCGGGCAAATGGGAATTCTATCGGATGATAAGCCTTTTTCTTTTTCCGTTATATCCGGCGGAGGAGGCATTCCCGTAACACAGGAGATCCCCGACAATATCCCGGAAGATACCACGGCAATCTACCTGATCGAAGGTACCATGTTGAAATACGGATCATTGAGCAGCTACGGAACTACTGAAATCGCGGAATCCATACGGCAGGCAGCCTTACATAAGAAGATCAGCAGCATTGTATTAAAGTTCGATTCAGGAGGAGGATCGGTTGACGCCATCGCACCACTTGTAGAAGTGATCCAACTGGCACAGTCTAATGGTAAACCGGTGATTGCTTCGTGCGATCTTTGTGCGAGCGCTGCTTACTTCGTTGCAAGTTTTTGTGACGAGATTCATGCAGATAACGACATATCGGCCGAATTCGGTAGTATTGGTGTGATGATGTCATTTCGCGATTACCAGAAATACTATGAAAAAGAGGGGATCACAGAACATAGGGTTTATTCCAATCTGAGCCAACACAAAAATGAACCACTTGAACTGGCGCTCCAGGGCAAATATGACATGATCAAAACTGAAATGCTGGATCCGCTGGCGAAGAAATTTCAGGATACAATCATACAAAACATGTCCGGACTGAACACCAAAATAGAAGGGATATTATCCGGAAAAACATTTTATGCCAGCGATGCCCTTGCGAATGGAATGATACACGCCATCGGTGACCTGGATTATTCTATTACACGCGCGCGGAAACTGAGACAAAAGAGACTTATTAACAATTATACTAACTCTTAAAAATTATTCTTATGTTTAAACAAATTCTTGCTGTTGTGTTATCGATCTTCGGAATGAGCCAGCTTCCCGTGAATAAGGAAGGTAAATCGTTCCTGACTGACGATATGAAAGCAAAACTGAAAGAAGAATATGGCGACAAGTTTGTAGCCAAATTCGAAGCCGAACTGGCGGAAGCTGAAAAGAACGGAGGTCCGATTGACACCGAATCGGATGAAATGGTTGCAATGAAAACGCAGCTTGACAGGATGAAGAAGGATCTGACGGATGCCCTGAGCGATAAAGCAAAGAGCGAAAAGGAAGCTGCAGAGCTTCAGCAGAAAGTAGAACTCCTGGCAAAGGAGGAAGAGACGGACAAACCTCAAGTAATTCCAATTTCAGGTATGGGAGCAAAAACGCACTTCAAACCCAACATGAACTTACTTCACAACAGATACGTGGATGCGTATTTCCGGGGTGATATAGGCGCCATGTATTCCACTGATACGACTATCGACACTGCAGAGCTTCAGGCTGAGTTCGGGAAATATGTCTCTACAGAAAAGGTGGAAATCATTCGTAAGCTTACCACCGATCTGACGGTGACAAAGTTCATGACCACCATCGTGACCGACAAAACAGAATGGCGTGCTGCCCAGGCAGACATCGACTCTGTTTTGCAACAGTTCACTCCATACTGGACTCCGACCGGAAAAGTGAAATTTACGCCCATCACCATTAAGAATTTCATTCTGAAGGTGAACCAGCCGATCAAACCGGCCGACATCATTGACCAGTATCTGGGGTTCATGTACGATGAAAACCTTACACCGGATCAGATGCCGATCGTGAAATACATCGTGGATCAGCTGATCATTCCGAAACTCTCGGAGGACCTGGAAGAAGCGATGGCAAAAGGTGAATTTGTGGAATTCAATCCTGCCGGTGACGGTACCGCAGCTCCTGCCGGCCACGTACTGGAATCAATGGACGGGTATGTTACCATACTCGAAAAATTGAAAGCCACGGTAGGTAACAATGCAACATGGTTGCTTGACGGGGTAACACTCGATTCAACCAATATCCTTGCTTCCATCGAGAGCATCGTGAGCGATATCTCTCCGAAGTATCGGACCAAACGTCTGCCCATCTTCATCGATCCTGATCTGGTGAGAATGTATAACCTCGCATACCGCGATAAGTACCCTAACACGAAAAACGAAGACATGAATGAGAATCGCCTCGATTTCACAAACTTCTATTTCCAGCCGCTGGAAGGTCTTATCGGAACAGGTGTCTTCTTCCTTACCCCAAAGGAAAATTTCAAACACCTGATGAGCCGTGATCACCGCGAAGCCAAAATCTTCATGCAGGTAGATAATTACGACGTGAAAGTGTTCATGGAATTCCGCAAAGGCGTAGGATTCGCTATTCAGGAAGCTCTGTTCGCTTATCTGCCACCTGTAGAAGATCCTGGTGTGTAATCTCTTTAATTCGGGGGTTCGCCCCCGAATATCTCTTTTTTAAATATCGAACAAAATAAATTCAAAATAAAATGGCTTATACTTTTGTTTCTGTACCCAAAAAAAGTGCGAACCAGGGTCGCCCAACTCCAAAACGCAAGTATGTGATGGTATTCGACTGGGACGACATTGATGCATATGAGCGCGATGAATCGAATGTGCGTGTAACCACACTAACATTCAAGACGGGGAAAACCCCTATCGGAGTGTTCGCTTCTTCCGGGTCAATCAATCCCTATCAGGAAAGTTCGGGCGAAGCACGGCAGGCAGGCTTCCTGCAGCATGTTGATTTCACCCATCCTGGCACTGATGAGGAGTTTGATGCATTCCTGGAGAATAACATCAACAAAGACCTTGGTGCAATTGTAATTCCTTGTGATGGTGCCGATGCACGCATCGCGGGAACACCGTGCATCCCGCTTGTTATGACTGCCAATTCACAGGACAACAACGAATCAAGACAGCACACCGTGCAGCTTGTTTCTGAAATGATTGGCAGTGTATTGGGGCACATTTCGAAAGAACTTGTTCCCGTTACCGATAATGCGGAGATTGATGCTGCTCTCGGTTTACCATATGTAGCACCTGTTCCTCCCGAAGGTGGTGTGTAGTTTTTTATCTGTCATATCTTGATTGCCGCCCGATTCACATTGGGCGGTTTTTTTGTCCTTTTAATTTATTCTTTGCAATTGCATCTTTGTAAGACATTTATAAACAATAAATTTTATAGGTATGTCAACGAAAAAAAGTAATCAAAAAAAAGAAACGGTAAGCAATCCAGTTGAAGAAAAAACAGCTGAACTTATTCAGGAAACAGTGGATTTGAACGGTGATAATTCCAATGTTGAACCCGATGTCGAACAATTGCCTGACAGAGAACCCGGGAAAATTCATGGAACAATTTCCGAAAAGGTAAATCGAGTTATTTTTCTGGTAATCACGAAGAATGAAGATTTGGCAATACTGGCATCACAGGCTATCAAAAAATACTTTACAGGAGAGATTGAGGCTATTGTTCCAAATTTCGATGATAGTCTGTCTCTGGTTGATAAAGTAACTGATTTCATCTCCAGATTTGAGAATGAACAATTTATCCTGATGGATGGTATTGTGCCAGTGAACCGATTTACACTCGGAGATGTGCAAGCTGTGTATGGTGTACGTGATCGCCACGGGTGGAATCACAATGTGCATACACCCGTTTTGCTGGAAAGAATAAAGATTGTGGAATTGCTGGAAGAATTCCCTGACATATCCGATCAGGATTTCATTCAGAAATATGTAAGGAAATTCCATGGAGATCTGTTACCGGTAATCACTGACTGGAAGACGGACACTTTCACATTGCCCATTGTCAGTGAAAATCCATCTTCCGAAACGCTCAGGTCTTATTTACCTGATAAAAGATGGTTCTATATATCTGACAAATCAGCAATTGCTATGCTCAAGTTTTTCAATGAAGCGTAAGCAATGAAGGAAGAAATTCAATCCTGGCTCAACGGTGAAGCAGATCCATTTTCCGGTATTCTGCTTCTGGAAAAGTATTGTATGGATCCTGTTTTCGTGCGATTGATGAAGATCAATCCATCGAAAAACAGGTCTAAAATAATACAAAAACTGGTGGATATTGCCCGGCTGGACTATAAGGAAAGGCCGAAGAAAATGAATAGCGGAACACGAAAGCGGATTTCATTCCGGGAAGAGTTCCCGTTCCTGTCTTCACCGTCGTGCCCGATTGAACTAAAAGCCCTGATAACGGATAAGTTTTCGTCGTTCTATGCTTACCGGGATCTTCATGAAAAACTGTTTGATTGTACAACGGCAGATGAGTGCTCCCGCGTGGCAGCATCGCTTATGGAAAATTACCACGAAAACCGGATGATCTACGCAGAGCTTACCTATTACAAAGCGCATGGATCACTCCTGGGAAAACATCCTGTCTTTGCACATTACCGGAAGATGAAAGAGCTGCATAATCTTTCCATAAAGGAACTGATCATTAAACAGCGACAACTACAACACAACATATGGAGGATAGAATCTGAAATGAAGAAAGGCGACAAACCATACCTCACCGAGGAGCGTAAGCGCAGCTTGAATGAAAAGAGATCCGAACTGGCGGAAGTAAACAGGTTACTGGACTAAATAATGCAAAATACCAAATCCTATGCCTTCAGATATTATCGAAAAAGCAACCTGGAACGATAAAAGTGCTCCGTCATGGTTGGATAAAATTAATTGGACAGAGTTTGAACAACTGGCTTACATTGGTTATCAGCCGGAACAGATTGCCATGTTTTACGGAATAGATAAAAACGAATTCATGTTCTATTATATGATGATCGACAGTAAGCTGAAATGGCACTATGATCGTGGGCAACTCTATGGCCAGGCTGAGGAAGGCACTGCAATGGTGAAAAGTGCAGCAACCAATGTAATTCAGGCTCTACGGCTTGATAAGCTCCGTCAGAACGTAGAATTCGAGAACGCGAAAAATGACATAATCTATGGCGGATTTTAAGCGCAGTTATTTTCATGAATTACAGGACTTCATACAGGGTGGTTCAAAAGATGAGATCAGCAAAGAAGCGGAACAGTATCTCGATGTGCTATACCTGTTAATGAATCTGCGCCGAAAATATGGAAAGGAGAATGCCATCGCATTCATTCAGCGACCGCCATTCGAAATTAATTATCGCCGTGCAAGAATAATGTTTGATGAAGCTGTAAACCTTTTCTATGCAGATGATGGAATAGAAAAAGAGGCCATGAATAACATGATCGCGGAAGATCTGTTCAAAGCTGCACAGGTTGCTCTTCGAACGGCCAAAACTTCAAAGGACCTTGAGATATATGGAAAATTGATCATGCAGGCACGTACTGCAAAAGGTCTCGACAAAGAAGATCCGCCAAAACTCCCCGAAGAATTTTATAAAAAACCAATTAAGGTATATTCGCTCGATCCGTCAGTGATCAAGCTGGAAGCTGCAGACCGTGATGCGCTTGCAGCACGTATTGACAGTATGGATATTACGGAAGATGAGAAGGTGCGCCTCAAAAGAGATGCGCAAATTGAAGATGTGGATTTTATAGAAATGTTCGATGAGCAGGAAAAGAAAACTCGACACGAAGCGTGAGGATGTAGAGGTACGTTTCAGCAACTGGCTGGCGCAACTTATTGCCATCATGATGCCACGTCAACTTGCACTCATCGGAGGCCGTGGCACCTCTAAAACGGTCGATATACTGGTTGAACGAATACAGGAGGCCGCCTTCGAGTGCGAGGGTGCGCCATTCGCATTTGTATCAGATACATACACGAACCTGCACAAGAACGTAATTCCATCACTCCTGGAAGGACTTCGCATTAAAGGATGGGAGGAGGATGTCCATTATGTCATTAACAAAGAACCATCTAAAGCGTGGAAGGATAAGATGTACAATAAAATGTCATCCTGGAAACATACCATGGTCTTCTTCACAGGTTTTAATTTCACCTTCATATCAATGGATCGCCCGGCCATTGGTGCCGGTATGTCGTATGTCGGTATTTTCGGTGACGAAGTAAAGTACTTCCCGGAACAACGTATTGCCAATATCCTGAAAGCGGTACGCGGTTACAAAGTGAAGTATGGCGATTCTGCATTTTATCGCAGCATCACCTTCACCACCGATATGCCCGATCCAAACAGAATTGGTGAATATGACTGGCTGCTAAAATATGCCGATCTGAATGACAAAGAAAAGATTCTCAATCTCATTCAGACCGGATTCGTGTACAACGAAACCAAGAGAGAGTATGCCAATACACTCGGGACAAAGAATAAACGGGATATTATCCTGGCGAAACGCAACATGCAACGTTGGGAAGAACGTTGGATCAAATGCCGTAAGCAAACGTCATTCTTCTGGATTGCCAGTTCATTCGTAAATTCTGATCTTTTATCCCTTAGCTGGTTCGATGATGAGTTTGGCGTGGGACTGGAAGGTGTAAGCGCATCTATATTATCCATCATACCCAAGCTGTCATCCGTGTCAATGTTCTATGCTGGACTGCAGGAGCGCCATTTCTATAACGACGGAATTAACTACAGCTATATCGATACACTGTCATTCGGTGAGGAGCCCGATTGCCGGGAGCTAAAATACCTGGATCCACGCATAGCCCTGGAAGCTGGCCTGGATATTGGCAATACTCTTTGGATGCTTTTTTCTCAGACCAAACAAAACAATATGCGGATCCTGAAGGAATTGTATACATTACCACCCAAGTATATCCGTCAGCTCGCAGATGAATTTATCCGTTACTTTAAACCACATCAGCATAAGCGCCTAAAGCTATATTACGACCGTGCCGCCAACTCATACCAAAAGGTTGGTCAGGATGTGGCCAATCAGATTAAGCGCGCCATTGAGTTCGATGGCAATGGCATTCGTACAGGGTGGTCTGTTCAGTTGATGAGTATTGGCCAGGCCAACATTGGCAGCAACGCGGAATATAATTTCATGATGGAGTTGATGAGCGGAAAAAACCCGCTACTACCGAAACTCCTTATCGATAGATCAACCTGTCCAAACCTTAAATCGCAGCTGGAGAAGGCCAGAACCAAGACACGCAACATGCGCAACGGTGGAAACATGATCGTGAAGGAAAAGAAAACCGACAAGCTTTCCATTAACCGCTTACCTAAAGAATCTACCAACTTCACCGATGCATTTAAGTATCTTCTATGCCGTCGCAACTACCTGCGTGCGGTGAACAACAAATCATCATCCATCGGAACATCCATCAATACCGGCTGATCGGGTCTCAATGAAACATCCAGCAGATCGCAACCGGGTGTGTGACCATTTTCCTGAGGCCAGGAAGATGGTCCATCAGGATACCTTTGCACCAGTTGGATCCATTCCGGAGTACCACCGCAGGTTGGATTTTCTGAAATTTAAAATCACATTTCCCGCCCGAAAGGGACTTGCAATTGCAATCCTTCGGCAGGGCGGGGCGGCCTGACTTTCGTGTTTTGCGATTGTCAATCTTATTTTGAATAGGTTTTTTCGCTGTTTTACAATATGTTACAAATTTTTCGCGTGAAAAAACAGCCAAAAATCGACCATTTTCAGGGAAAAATCGTCGTTTTTTTGAAGAAAATCATTTGTTTTTCGGTGAATATGGTAAATTTTATGACCAAAAAAGAGCATATCTAAATTTTTAACTGATATCTCTTGCGAGAAGTAGAAACTAAATAATATTGAAATTAACTCAGAGTCATTTTATTGGAGTATGAATTTTTTCATTTTATTTGACATTTTTATAATATTTCCTATCTTTGCCATTGCCCACGAAATTGTAATATAACTTAGAAGCCTCTCAAGCGTGTAATCCGTATTAAAACCGGATTCCGGTCCTCAATTCCGGTGGGCACACGCTTGAGAGGTTTCGTATTTCATAATATTATGGATTTTAAAGATGCAATTAAACTGTTATCCGAAAGAGTCTTAAAATTAAAAGACAGTCTCCAGACAGAAGAGTCTGTAAAAAATGCTTTAATTATGCCATTTATACAGACATTAGGGTATGATGTATTTAATCCTTTTGAAGTTATGCCGGAATTTACTTGTGATATTGGCACGAAAAAAGGGGAAAAAATTGATTATGCCATCATGAAAAATGGAAATCCTTGCATTTTAATTGAATGTAAACACTGGAACCAGCCACTTACTTTATATGATAATCAGTTGCTACGATATTTTCACGTATCAACTGCGAAATTCGGAATATTGACAAATGGAGTAGTGTATAAATTTTACACCGATCTGGAACACGAAAATAAGATGGATGAGAAGCCATTCCTGGAAATCGATATTACCGAGATTAGGGACAACCAAATTGATGAACTTAAGAAATTTCATAAATCTTATTTTGATGTAGATTCAATTGTAAATGCAGCCAGTGAATTGAAGTACATGAAAGGATTAAAGGATAAAATTATTTCTGAAATGGAAACACCATCTGAGCAACTTGTGAGACTATTAACGAAACAGGTTTACGAAGGAATGGTTACAGCAAAAGTGTTAGAGCAGTTTACAGATCTTACCAAGCGATCATTTAAGCAGGTTATCAACGATATGATTACTGATCGTTTTAAAACCGCCATCAATAAACAAAAACAAGAATCTGAAGAGTCAGAAAAAACTGACGATTCCAGCTCTGAAAAAGGTACCGCATTGATAATAACAACCGAAGAAGAAAAGGAGGCATTTTATATTGCAAAAGCAATTTTGAGAAGAGTAGTGGACGTGAATCGAATATTTGAAAGAGACACACAAAGCTATTATAATATTCTTCTTGATGATAATAACAGAAAACCAATATGCAGGATCTACTTAAACTCATCGAAAAAATATTTAGGCACGTTCGATGAGAACAAGAAAGAAACGAAGCATCTTCTTGAAACCATAGATGATATTTATAAATATGAGGATGAGATCTGCTCAATCTTAAAAAAATATGAAGGAGATTTATCATGAAATACAATGCGTACATCTTTAATCCCGGGAATAATAATCCAATTGGAGAGATAACAGCAAAAAGCATCACTGAACTCAGAAATAAAGCAATTAGAGCTGCCAATGGCTATAACGGAAAAGGCCGTAGGATTATTGTCACGGACAAAAAGACCGGAAGAATATGGAAGTTTAACTCTTGATTTAATTAATATGAAAAGTATTGTGTTCGTTTTATTCTGTGTACTACTATCTATTAGCTGTAGTTCACCTGATAGAAAAGCAAAAAAACTAATCAAGAACCAGTTAAAAGAATCCCTTCATGACTGGAAAAGTTATGAACCTGTGAAGTTTGGAACTTTAGATTCAACTTTTAGTACTTATTTAGATAAAGAAGAAAACGTTGATATTTTTTTAAAATACATCAAATTTAAGGAAGAAATAGATAAGTTAGTAGAAGAGGTTCAAGATCAAGATCTAGAAGGTTATTATTCTGATTATTATATTTATAAAAGAAATCGATTGATAACGGAAGCCAAAGAAAAACTGGACAGCATGGGCTATTACGGACCTCTTGTAGACTCGATTAAAGAGAATTTTATTCCTGAGTTTAATGGTTGGGAACTAACGCATTCATTTAGGGCAAATAATGCATCAGGGAATAAAGTTATTGGGCACTATAAGTATTTTTTTGACAAGGACATCACTATAATAAAAAACTCTGAAGATATTTCAGAAGATAGCAATAAGGAAAAATGAAGAATTGAAAAAATTTCATTTTAACCCCGGGAAAGTTCTGGGGTTTTTTTTTGCCATGAATACTCTATTTTACAATATTCTAATTGCTTATACCTTATCCAAGAACCGTTTCAATTCATCTACCGAATTAAAACGTTTTAATTCTCCCTTGTAATCGATTAATGCCGTGAAGTCAGACGTTGATTGTGGGGCAAATAATTCAGGAACGGTCACTCCAAGGACGTCGGCGATCTGAATTAATCTTTTGAGTGGCGGGTTTCCGACTTCTGAAATAGCGATAGAAAAACCTGTTTCGGTCATACCTAACTTTTCAGCAACTTCTTTGCTGGTAGTTTTCCTTTCTTTGATAATTTCTTTAACTCGTAGTTTATTCTCCATTTCTTCAGTTTATTTAAATACAAATTTAATACAAAACTTATTATCAAAACATCAATTTAATATATTATATTTATTTAACATTAAAAAGTTTTGCATAATCAAATTATCATTTATATTTGCAACATATAATTTAAACGGTATTTAAATGATAACGTCGGTGTAATCGTACTGCTGCGTCGCTCGTAACCGTACCGGTCAAGTCGCTGCAAACAGTACCGCAAAATGAGCTGTATGTTTTCACTCACAAATGTAATTTATTTTTCTTTTTTCTACGCATCGACTCACCTTTTAACTCTATGTGGTGAGCATTATTGACAAGACGATCCATTATCGCATCCGCCAACGTGGGTTCTGCAATGTAGTCATACCATTTGTCTATAGGCAACTGAGAGACAACAATAACAGACTTTCTTTCATATCTTTCTTCAAGTATTTGGAGCAATGCCAATCTGGAGTTCACATCCAACGGCTGAAGACCAAAGTCGTCGAGTATGATCAGATGATTCTTTTCCAGATGACTGACAAGTTTTAAAAAGGTACCGTCCAACTTTGCCAACGCTATTCTTTCAATGAACTTATGCATGTTCAGGTACTCCGTTCGATACCCCAGGTGACAGGCCTGGCGACCGATGGCGCATGCCAAAAAGGATTTTCCACAACCTGTTAGACCAGTTATCAGAAGGTTCTCAGCCCGTGTAATGAACGAGCAGTCAGCAATCTCAAGCAACTGTTCTTTTGTGAAGTTACGCTCAAGCGAACATTCAATATCTTCAAAGCAGGCATTGTACCTGAGCTTGCTTGTTTTGATAAACATTTCGGTACGTTTGTGTACGCGATACATCTGTTCGGCTTCAGCCATCTTGGCGGCACCCATTTCAATCCCGGGCCGTTCTTGCGTTGGCATGGCAACCATCGAGGCAAAGGCATCTGACATGCCTTTGAGCTTTAACCCATTAAGGATGTTGATTGTTTCCTGGCTATTCATGATGGTGCATGTATTAAAGCGTTACTGTGGTATACTGGTTGGAACCTCTGACCTTATCGTTCGAAGGAGTGGATGACACGATCATTCTGGTACCTGTCTGATGCGCAAGATCGAGATTGTTTTGCAAGATGTTCTTCACCATTGCAAGAGTAACTGTCTCACATTGTTGATGTATCATCCGGCATGTTGTCTCCAGGCGTTCTTCCCCGTATTTCACTCCCATGGCAAGCAGACTGTTGCAATTGCTGTACGACTGCTGTGGGAAGATCCTGCTCGAGAGAAGTCTGTCCACTGCCCATCTTGTTTCGGTCCCTACCAGGGAGGCCCTGTCGAGGAGCGATTTGGCGTCACAATTCCTATTTCGGTGATAAGCCCTGTGATTCTCCGGCATGTGGTGCTCAAGGGTGGTTGGTTTATTGCTATAATCTCTCTTATGCACGGCGACCCGCTCGTTATCGACATAGATCTCGATCTCTTCAAGATCCCACAGAACGATAGCTCTCTTGGAAACGCAGGTATAAGGAACACTGTAGAGGTGCTGTTCACTACCCACCTTGATATGGTAGTTAGGACCAACGCTCACTTCTTTCCTGTACCGTATGCGATAGTGTGTATCCGGAAGCGGCATCATGCCTGGTCTCTCCTCACTCTCGTAAATCTCCTTGCGGCTTCGGGTGTGACCGGCAAAGAGCTTGGAGTTGAACTCCTCGATAAGGGTAAATGTGTAGGCGTTAAGGGTGTCAACATCATGAAAAACCCTCTTTTTAAGACGCTGGTAAACATAGTCGTAGAACTTATCCACGAGACCCTCTACCGGTCCCTTGTCCCTGGGCTTTTTCACTCGTGTGGCTTCCATGCAGATGCCATAGTGCAGACCCCATTGCAGACATGTCTCGGTAAAAGTGGGAACATACCTGTCGGCTTTCTGGACCCACTGACGCATGTTGTCACTCTTCGCGATCAGTGGTGCTGATCCCAGGTAAGTCAAACACTTGGATAGGCCATGGAACGTATGTTCCATATCTGTCGACGTCATCCAGTAGCCACAACCAAAGCCACTATATGGCATCATGGCACATAACATGTACACCTCCCTAGCATCTTCGGTTATTGGGTCCACGATGTAGAACACATCGCCGGCGAAGTCAACCTGCATTTCCTCTCCGGGGCGATACAGGTTCATGTAAGCCACGTTGTGTGCTTTACGATACTCGCTTATGTACTTTTTGAACTGAGTGAGTTTGTATCCGTTTGGATGTTCCTTTATGTATTGTTCCCAAAGATACTCTATGGTCGTGTGCGGCTTCTTCAGCTTGCTAACGATACTGGGTAACAGTGGTTCCAGATCAAGAAAACGGGGATCTTTCTCTTTCTTGTTTCCCGGTGGTTGTAGCAAGGCTTTGAGCTGCGCATCGTCAAGCTGACTCAATGCCTGAAAACTTTCTCCGGTAGCTATCGCACGTTGTCGATAATCACTCAATGTACTCTTCCCCATGTTGAGTTGCTTGCAGATGTGCTCATAGGGACGGCCGGCGGCCAGATACTGCATTAATGTTTTTAATTTGAGCATTGTAATTTTTGAATTAGCCATAATACCACTCAT